CAGGTCATCGTTGATGGCACAGGTGGCCGTCACCACCCCACCCGCCAAGGCATTGGCGTTGCTGCTGCTGGCGGCGGTGTTGTCGTAGGCCGTCACCGTGGCCACGCCCGTGGCGGCACTGTCGGTTAAGGGCACAATAAACAACACGCCTTCGTAGCCGGTTAAATCCAGAAAATCTGAATAATCATCGGTGTTGGAGGCGTTTGAAATCGGCGCGTTGACGTGATCAACCAGCACATGTTCACTAATGGGCAACATAGTCAGGAATCCTCAGGCAATATCGAAATCAAACAACAACAATCGGGGTATTAAGCCAGTTTCACGCGGGTAAACGCTTCAGCAAGCGCGGGCATACCGTCCACATACATGCGGGCAACCATGCCAATCATGCCGCTGGCGGCGTAGAGTTCCACCAGTTTTTTCAGAGAGTATTGGTCAGAGTTGGCAATGTAATAAAATTTGAAATCACCCAAAACCGCCACATATTGCGCAGTGGTAAAGGTATTGGGGGCATATTCGCTGATGTGCAAGGGGCGCCCGATCAAGGTGTCATCCTGAACGCCGTCTTTTAGCAGCTGGCCAAGCAAATACTGGCCATTGCCGTCGGTAAGTTTCGAGACTTGTTTCGCAAAATCGCGGTGCCCCACCCAGCGGGCGGCCTTGAAATACTGGCCTTTGAGCGAGTATTTTGCATTCAGTAGGCCGTTGGCGGTCACCGCCGTGGTGGTATTGTCGGTGGACAAATCGCGGCTGGTCGGGATGCCGTTGTCGCTGGCCGTGAACACACCAAGCGGCTTGTTGGAGCCATTGCCGGTCATAAACGCTTTTTCTTCGGTGATGCCAAATTTGTAGGCAAAGCGCTGCGCGACAATGTTTTCAATTTCCGCGCTATTCATCACCACTTCTTCGGTAAGTTTAATTAGTTTGGCGGATTTATTCGGCTTGAGTTCGCGCTTGCCAAAAGCCAACGTGGTGTCTTCTGGATAATCCTGTGCCTCTGCCGTCCAGTCTGCATCTGCGGGGTTGGTTTCAATGGTGGGCACACCCAGCGAATGGAAGCCATTGACGGTGAACTTCGTGGCGAAGGCACGGATAAACACTTCATCATCCACGCCCTGCAACAGGGGGGCCAGCACCTCTTGGGGCATTAAGTAGCCGCCGCCGGGGCCGGTGTTTTTTTGCAACAGGCGATATTCCGCACTGTCGCCTTCACGACAAAGGCTGCGCAATTCGCCGCGCACTTCGTCAAGATTTGGGCCAGCTTGGCGGGTTTCGCCGGATTCGCCCGCATGGGGCATTTCGGTGGCCGTGGTCAGGCGGGTGCGTAATTCTTCTTGTAAATACTGTTCGCGCTGTTGAAGTTTTTTCTTCGACTCGTAAACTTTAAACAGAGAATCGTATTGGGCTTCTTCCTCGGCATTCAAATCGCGTTTTTCTTCAATGGCGCGATTATTCAAGGCCTGCATGTCGGCCAACGCCTTGGCGGTTTCTTCCTTCAACAATCTCAAGTCAGACATTTGAAAAATCCTCAAGCGATGCAAAAAAACAATGCGACTTACCTTATTTCAGTAAACCGCATTGCGTTTTTGAGTTTTTTGGCCGTTTTAGTCGAGGCTTTTCAACGCTAAATCTCGGGCGCGGGCGTGAGTGCGCCAAGCGTTATCGTTAAGCGGGGGTTCATTTGCCTCGGCAGCCGGTTCAGGATCGTGCGTCGCTTCATCTTGACTTTCTGAGCGCCAGGCTTCCAGACTTCGCAACGCCACCTCGGTTTGTGGATAGGCCGGAAACGCCACAGGGCTGATTTCAAACAAGCGAATTTTTTTAAGCGTGCGGATTTCTGTTTTATCTTCCATGCGCCATTCATCAGACAACGTTTCAAAGCCAAACGACATCTGGGTGATGTCGCCTCGGCGAATGCTTTCGGCCAAATCGCGCCCAGCGGTGGTCTCTGGCAAATCCAATTCAAAGCCAAGGCCCGTGGCATCCTCAAACAAGCGCAACGTGTTGGCACGGGTGCGGCCCAACACAATGCCCGTGTTGTGATTCATCAACGCGCGGATGTCCTCGCCCAGGCTGTCACTGAATGCGCCGGGCGCAATTTCTTCGCGAAACATCCCCCAAATCAATTCAGATCGCACATTGAACTTGGCCGCGTAGCCGCGCAGCGTCTGCACGGGCTTGCCGCCGACATCTCGGGTTTCAAGGGCGGGGGCAAACTCCACCTGGCGAGTTTCATGAACTAACATTTTAGAGTTGCTCGGGGGGGTCGGGTAAGTCATGATCGGGGGTCTCCTGTGACGGTGGGGGTACGGGGGCAGGGGGTTGCGCTACATTTTGTTGAGTAATGTCCTGCATCTGCATTTGCACGTAATGTTTGTCGCCACCCTCCACGGGGGCCATGTTGAGCATCCGTCGGACGTCGTTAATGCTTAACCAGCCGTTGTTTATACCGATTTGAAAGCTTTCGTTCATCGTTTTGACATCAGCCTGCACTAGGCTGCTGCGATCAAACTCTGCATAGTAGCGACGTTTTTCGTTGCTGTTCAACAAATCGCGCCAAATGGCCTGTTCCCACAACGTCAAAATCGGGTCAATGGTCATCGTCAGGAATTCGCGCCCCTGATGCTCCATATTGTTGAAACTAGACTTATCCAAATCGCCAATCAAATGCGGCTGCACCCCCATGATCCGTGCAATCTCGCTGGTTTGGTATTTGCGCGAATCCAGCATCTGGCTTTTGTCATTGGTCACGCTCAGTTCTTTAATATCCAGGCCTTCTTCCAGCACCATCGCCTTGTTGGTTTGGCGGACGCCCTGAAGCTGTTTCATCAACGATTGCGTCAACCGTTGCCATGCTGGGTCACCAAGCTTGGCGGGGTGTTTAAACACCAAATCCGGGCGGGCGCGGTTGTGGAAAAACCAGCATAAAAAATCTTCCAGCGTCTGCGCCAAGCCAATTGCTTTGCGGGCAGACCGCCAGACTTCAACGCCTTTTTCAGCCGTCAACCCCATGCCTTTGAGGTGAAACATTTCCGATTTTAATAAAACCCGATTCGTGCTTTGATTCTCTTCCACGGTGTAAGACATCACCCACTTGTTGGCGTCTTTTTTTAAACTGGGCGTGACGCGCCATGGCTCAATGGGAATGAGTTCGCTGATTTGCCCGCTAACGGGGTTGGTAATGATTTCGGCGTAGGCATTGCCATACAGCAATAGCCACACGGTCATTAATTGTTTAAACTCAAACGCCGTCTGCCAACTGTTGGGCGCGTTGTGCAACATTAAATAGAGGGGATGCTTTTTATGAATTTCGCGTTTGTCGTCCGCCACCGTTTTATAGAATTTAATCGGCAAGCGCCCCAACTGGTTTGAAATTCGGCTCACCGAGGCAAAGACGGCAGGCACTTCCAGCATATTATGGCGCGTCACCACGGCGGCGGTGTCCGAAATCCCCCCAGATTCGCGGAGCCATTCGGCCAACACGGGGTCTTTGGGATGCACCGGATCAATAACCAGGGCCCGACAGGCGGCTTTCAGACGATTCAACATTTAAAATTCTACCATTCTAATGTCACGATCTGCATAAACACTCACGGGGTCTGGATTCATCAAGGCCCTTGTCAGGGCGGTGAACAGGGCCACGGGGCCGTCAATTTTATCAATGCTGTGTTCTTTGTCTGGTTGAATATTGCCGTTGGTGTCGGTCTTAATGGTCAGGTTGTTGGCCATCCACGTCATGACGGGGTGATTGCCATGGTTGAGTTTTTCCTGAAGCAACAATTCATAAAAATGATTCATCGGCTCACTAAGCGTCCAACGGCCCTGGCGCACTTCGACGGTTTTCAAATCGCGTTTTTCCAATTCCATCGACGTAACGGTGGCTTTGTACGGGTCGAAGCCAATCTCCTTGATATCGTATATTTTGGACAATTCGACAATTTCGGAAATCACCAAATCGTAATCCAGCACGTCGCCGTCTGTTTGCAATAAATGGCCCTGTTTCACCCACAAGTCATACGGCGCACGGGCCACCTGATACCCGCGAGATCGCTTTTCAACCATTTCCTCCGGCACCCAGAATCGGCATAAGGTTTGCCACTTGGGGTCATCGCCCCAAGGCGGAAACACCAGCACGAAGGCCGTCAAATCGAGTTTCGTCGACAAATCCAGCCCGCCAAAACACGGGCGATCTTTCAGAATCTCGGGGTCAATCTCCCAGCCTGATTTTTTCCAGACGTCAAAATCAATCCATTTGGTGGCCGAATTCACCCACTTGTTGAGATGCTTGACCAGAAACGAATTCTGTTTGGCGGGGTTATTTTTGGCCTGCGTGTAGGCATCTAAAAGATGACTCATTTTCACGCTAACGCCCAGGTTCGGGTTGGCTTTAATCCAGACGGTTTTGTCTTGCCAGTCGTCGTCTTCGTCCAGTTCGGCCACGTAACAGAAAAACGAATCGTGTTCATTAACGCCCGACAACACTTTGGCGGCGTACTCGTAGCGTTCATACCCAATATCGCGATGATAGCCCGCCGTGCTGATTTCAATCTGCATCGGCTGTTCGCGCGAGGCCATGGCCTCCTGAAGCACGTCCACCAGAGCGCGGTCTTTAAAGGCGTGCAACTCGTCGATGATGACCAGGTTGGGGTTCAGGCCGTCGGTGGTGTCGGCGTCTGAGCCGATGGGTTCCATTTTGCTGGCCGAGGCAAAATCATAGAGATTTTCTTTAAAGATGCCGCCCGCCAAGCGTTTCTTGAGAAACGGGTTGCGAATGGCCATTTGTTTGGCCGAATTGAACACAATTTTGGCCTGTTGAAATTTCGTCGCGGCGCAATAGACCTCGGCTCCGGGTTCGCCATCCAGCAACATAAAGAACAAACCCAGAATGCCGATTTTCGTGGATTTGCCGTTTTTACGGCCCACCTGAATGTAGGCCCACGTAAACCGCCGAAATCCGGTCGCCTTGACTTTCCAGCCAAACAGGCAGCCAAAAATAAACAGTTGCCAGGGTTCCAGTTTAATGTACGGGCTATCCCACCGGCCCTTGATGTGTTTCAGATTTCGGGCAAACGTGTAAATCCGGTTGGCCGCCGCCTCGTCAAAATAAATGTCATCGCGATTCAAATCATCCAGATGCCGTTGAGCGCCCTGAATGACTTTTTTGCACGCCAGAATCTTGCCAGAAATCACGTCGTGGGCGTACTGGTGGCAAGGATGCAAGGGCGCGGTTTGTGGCGGCTCCGGCGGTGGAGGTGGTTTAAAAGCTCCGCGCTTTACCGTTTTACCCCCGCCTTGTGCGGGCTTTTTCTTGGCAGGCTTTTTGGCCGAAACTTTGGCAGGGCACAAGCACTATACCCCCCCTCAGGCGAGGCCGCTCAAGAGGGCTTCCATTTCATCCAGTTGGCCGGGGCCACCGTCGCCCGATATCTTGCTGCGTGTGGCCGGGGTAAAGCCAAAATGACAGGCGGCTTTCAGCGTGTTTTCCAGTTGTTTGTTAAACACCTGCACATGCGGATGCACTTTCCAGGTCCCGTCCGCGCTTTCAGTCAACAGGCCGCCGCCTTTTTTATTGCGCCGCGCCTGAATGCCCCGGTAGGCCTGTTCCATAAAGCCCCACGCCATGCAGTAGGAGGCAAACGCCGCCCGGTCGAAATGGGTTAAAATCTTGTTTTTTTCAAGTTCCGGCGACAGGCGTTTCCATTCTTTCAGGGCCTCGTCACTGAGGCAGTCCGGCGGTTTGGGCACGCCGTCGCTGGCCTTGGGTTCGCGTTCATTCAACGGGCGTTTGCCCGGATTGCCTTGCAGCAGTTTCAGGTTGGTGGGTTTCGGGAGGCGTCCCATTTTAAATCCGCTCCGTCTGGCGCGTGCCGCGCCGCTTCGCTCGGTGTTTCTAAACGCTTCGTCTGGCGCGTTCCTCTGACAAACAAACTCTATTCAGTCTGTCAGAGCGGGTTTTCTGATTTTTCTCAACTTTTTTCGCGGCATCATTAAACAATGAAACCCGTGTTGAGTTATTACGGCGGTAAACAAACATTAGCCGACCGCCTCGTGGATTTATTGCCGCCCCATACGGGCTACGTAGAACCCTTTTGCGGGGGCGCAAGCCTGCTGTTTGCCAAGCCGAAAAGCCTAAGTGATTTTGAGGTGTTGAACGATCTGAACGACTGGGTCATCACGCTTTATCGGGTGATGCAGGACGAGGCCACGGCGGCTAAACTCAACCGCATGTTGCAATGGACGCCCCACAGCCACGCCGAGTATCGACGGGCGAGGGATATTTTGAAACAAGGCTGTGAAGATGACGTGAAAACCGCCTGGGCCGTCTGGGTGCAGTATAATTGTTCGTTCGGGAACGACCTTTTTCAAAGCTGGGCGTTTAATTTTTCAAACGGAATCGATAAAGTAATTCCAAGGACTATTCACAATAGAACCTTGATGTTTCCCTCGCAAGTTGAACGTCTTAAACACGTCTATCTGGAAAGCCTTGACGCGATAGATTTAATCCAGAAATGGGATCGCCCCGGCATGGTGTTTTATTGCGATCCGCCGTATCCCAACACCGATCAGGGGCATTACAAAGGGTACACGCAAGCCGATTTTGAGCGGTTGATTGCGTGTTTAAGCGAGATTCAAGGCTCGTTTGTGTTGAGTTGTTATCCCAATGAGGCCGTCCCCAAAGACTGGCCGAAGGTGGAAATCGTCAAAAATTGTAGTGCCAAAAAAACGAAAGTAGCCGGGGAACGACGCGAAACCCGCACCGAGTGCATCTGGATTGTGGATCGCTCTGAAGGCCACGTCGGCCATGGCCAAAAACGGCTCAAACTGATTTGAGACATCCCCATGCCCAAACGCCCTGACAAACACCGCCCGGCGGGCTATCGTGCGCCGGAGGCCGTGAAAAAAGAAATCGACCAAAACCGCCCCAGCGCGGCCAGCCGGGGCTACGATGGCCGATGGCGCAAGGCGCGGCTGTCGTTTCTGGCCACCCACCCCCTATGCGTCACCTGTGAACGCCGGGGCATTGTCACCGCCGCCAGCGAAGTCGATCACATCACGCCCCACCGTGGCGATCAGACCCTGTTTTGGGATCAAAACAACCTTCAGAGTCTATGTAAATCTTGCCATAGTCGCAAAACTGCCCGCGAGGCGTTTCAGCGTTAAACCCCGTGTCGCCATGGGGGCGGTGCATGGGCGGCTTGCTGGGCATGACAATGCTTTCTAGCTTTGCGTTGAATTTATACTTCGCGACGCTTTCTCTGGCGCGTTGAATTTCTTCATCAGTCCAGTCTCTCATTTGGCAAGCACCGTTTTGGCGTCTATGTATTCAGACAGCCCTTCACGGCCAGAGACCATGCTTTGCAGACGGTTCAACTCTGCGGCGGACACTTCGAGCGTAAACTTGCCCAACAGAACATGCCGAGACGAGGCTTCGATGATTTCTGCCTCTTTCCAGTGCCCGCGAGGCTGAAAGAACACCCGTAATGTGTCGCCCACTTCAAAGCAATAGCCCGCGCGATCATCCCACAACGCACATTGAAACGTGCCCTGTAAATTGAGGCGGCGAAACGGCTTGCCTGTGATGAGCTTTAAAAGCCCGCGCCGAATGGCGGATTTTGGCGTGACCGTCGCCTCGACAAACCCCAAATCAAGCGTCACTTTGGGGCCAAAGAAACTCATTTTGACGACAACCTGCATGGTTCTATTGTCCCCCCTCGTGTGTCAGGAATTTTGATTCTGCCCCTTTGCGGGCCATTTCTTGTTCCTCGGGGGTGTCTACGTGGGCCATGGCGAGTTTGTTTTCATCAAACACCGGCCAGGCCATGGCGTCGGCTTTGATGCCGTCAAAAATGTAAGCGCACGCCGTGGGGCTTGGGGTGTTGGGGCCTTTGGCGGCATGGCACAAGTGAGCATCCTTGGCGATGTGTTGAATGTTGCCGTTCAACATGTCCGTCCAGGCATAGCGGGCCGTGTTGTCGGCAATCATTTGATTGGCATGGCGTTGTTTCTCGTTCATTTCCACGCCATCGGCGTTTTTTTGCCACGTCATGCCAGCCCAAAAGCCAAGAATCAGCGTGATGGTGCTGATGCCTGCGACCCATTTGAAAATGGTGAACAGGTTTTTTTCGTCCACGGCTTCAGACGTGGCATTTTGCGTTGGCTTGGCTGATTCAAGCCCCATGGTTCGGGCGGGGTTGAAGTTCTCAAATAAAACGTCCATCGGGTCGTCCTCTTGAGTGGGGGCCATGTGGCCTTTGTGGCTAGGATGTTTCATCAGGGGGGTGTCCTTTTATAAGGGGCTATTTTTTAGGGAAATTTAACCAAGCAAATTCACCGTAAAGCTCTAAAGCTTTTAAATCGTAGGCTTTAGCTGCTTCTACAGGGCAGTCAAAAGTACCAATTGTATATTTCACTTTGTTTACTTTTAAGCTAGCTGTATATCTTTTTTTATTTTTGTTAAAAGTTACTCCTTTGAATCCAGTTTTATTACGTTTATTTGGTGGCACATTCCAATTGTTTTGTTGTCTTGTGCATTTTCTTAAATTAATTTTTCTGTTATCTAGCTTGTTACCATTGATATGATCTAAATAAATTCCTTTTTTAACTTTGATAATTTTACGATGCATATAGATTAAACCCTTTCTATTGGGCTTTGCTTTTACTCCATAACCTCTAGCTAAATAGCACCATGGCCCCATTTCTTCTATTCTTTCAAAATCTTCTGCATCCAAGATTGCAAATTGACCTTGCGTAAGCGGAATAAGTTTTATATTTTCCATAAAGATTACCTTTCAATCACAGATGCCTTTCTGGCAAATGGTTTTGACGTAGTGCATGGGTTCTTTCCAGTTTTCTTTTATGGCTTTATCGACTTTGCTTGCTCCTGCGTTGTAGGCGATTAGGGCTTTAGGGATTGATTGAAACGTGTGATACTGGCGCACCATGTATCGTATGCCCCCGTCAATGTTCTGCATTGGGTCGTAGGGCTTGGTGACGCCCAACGCTTTGGCCGTGCCTGGCATTAACTGGAACAAACCCATGGCCCCGGCAGAAGACAGCGCGTTGGGGTTGAATCCGCTTTCCTGTTCGCATTGATTCAGAACAATCGTTTCCCAATGTTTCACGCCATCAGGCGCGTGTTTTCTGGCCACCTTGACAATGGCCAGCTTGATTAGGGCTTTCCCGCTTGGGCAATCTGCACACCTCCAAAATCTTTCCAGCCGTTGGCCTCAAACTTCAGGGCGTTGGATTGGCGAATCGACGCTGCCACCCCGTGCATTTTGACTTTATGGGCCAGCCAATAACCAGAAAGGAGATCGGCATCTTCTTTCGGCATGATTTCTCTGAACGGGGCCTGGCCGATGAAGCAGCCGGCCAAAAAAACGACGGACAACACGGCGGCGTTAAATTTCCAGCCAAACGAAGGCAGTTTCATAAAACAATCTCCCAAAAAACGGACGCTCTCTTTAAAAAAAAGGGGAGGGGTTGCCTCCCCAAAAAGAGGAGAGAGAATCACAAGTAAAACGAAAAGACTTTGTAATAAGGGGTTTATTGATTTTGTTCAACGTGTATAATCAAGTTAATTGATTTTGTTGATTGATATTATCAGTATCGTTGAACAAAATCAATAAGCCATCGTTTAGGCAGAGGATTTTTAAGTTTATGGCCGGAAAAGGCGGGTTTATTCCTGGTAGTGGACGCAAGCCAAAAGGGGCTGAACCCCGCATTCATTTGGGCGGGCGCATTGATGCAGAAACATACAAAGCCATAGAAGCCATGGCGCAAACGATTGGTAACCGCAGCGCGGCCCTTGATGCAATTATGGACTATCTGAAAGTCAACAATTTTGAACGCGAAGTGTTGCCGATGGGGCAGAACGTGCCCCGCGTGGCCGAGTTGCCCACGTCGATGGCGTTCAGTTCGGCGGCGGTGCGCCTGCTGGATCGCGTGATAGAGCGGTTGAATCTGGATTCTCAGGAGGCGGCGGTCGATGCCCTCTGCGCGTTTTTGCGAGAATCTGGTCAGATTGATGCGTTACTTGAGGCCATGGCGGCCAGGGAGGGCCAGTAGATGAGTGAGTTATTGCCAATTGACACTGGATTGGTTGATTATTTAGGGCGGCCCATTTTAAAAACCCCCTGCCCCCCACAAAAAAAAGAATCTTCATTAGCAGATTATTTGCTGTTAAAGCTTAAGTTGAAACTCGCTTATCAAAGCAGAGATATAAACGGAATCGCTTATTGTCTTTCCGAGCTAAAAAGGAGGGCCAGTAGATGAGTAAATGGTTGCCGATAGAATCCGCGCCCAAGGATGGGACTCCTGTTATTTTGTGGGGGATCCTCTGGCCTGAAGTCTGGGAAAAACACACAGAGCCGACGATGGTCATTGGTTCCTGCCAGCATGGCGTTTGGTATATGGACAACACAGAATGCTACTCAACAATGATTGAGCCTAGAAGCTGGATGCCAATACCCCCGCCGCCGCAAGAGACAAAGCCTTGATTGAAGGGCTTATCCAAAATCGATTAGACTACATCGCAAAATTAGAGAAGGTTCGCGATTTTCTTAGACATCATCTTTCGCCTTGAGAATCATCTGAGGGGTTATCTATTCACCCCTACTATATTGCAAGTGACCATTACAAAAACGAAGAGGAGCCATGTAAAAGGATTAAAAAGAAACAACAAAATTATAGAAATCACCCACGCCACAAGGGCGACGAGACAAAAAAGAAAAAGCTTAAAAACGTCAAAAATATCTATCACTCGCTCATCTCCAGAATGTCTTCAAACACGCGCCAAATTGCGTTGCGACGGGCCGCGCCGTAGACGTGCTTAAACTTGGGCAGCCGTTTATCAAAATGATTTAAAAATTCGTCTTTGGTCATATGGATTTGTTTTTGCACCACAGGCTGTGGCGTCTCTTGATGAAACCCATCGGCGGCCAGGGGCACACATGCCGAGCCGGAGCTCTGAAAAACTGGATAATCACAAAAAGCACACCAGGCGAGCCAAAATTGCCACATTTTTTGAAACAGGTTCATGCGTCCAGGCCTCCACCATACCCGCCGAGGCCGCGGGTGATGACGAGCCCCAAAAGCTTTTCAATCTCGGCCATGCGCTGATAGAGCCGAAACTGAAAGTTTGCTTTATCGTGATGTTCTTGGCGCGCCAGCTTCTGATACTGTTCAAAATAGTATTTTTTCTGGTTCGCCACCCAGTTTTCCAGTTTTTGCATGTCGACATCAGCCACAAACAGAAACGGCCCCTGAATCAAACTCATGCCATGGCCTCCTGCCCGCGCATGTCGGCATCATCGCTTTGAATCACAATGCCAGATTCGTTTAATCGGCTCAACAATCGCTTGCCGTAAGCCTCGCGAAACTCTTCCGGCGTTTTGTTGCTGGTCATGATGAGCGGGCGGCGGTGCTGATAGCGGGCATCCACCAGGCCTTGAAAATAACTCAAAAACCGTTCGCCACTTTTGCCCGTGGGTTCGGTGCCCAAATCATCCAGAAGCACCCAGCCCGTCGTCTTCAGGCGTTCCAGCCGATCTTTGTGTTGCCATGGCGCATCCAGCAATTCGGCCAGCGTGTAGGCGGTAATCATGTCGCCGCGCACCACGTCCGGGCGTCCGGTCACGTCCCACCGCACATAAGGCACGTCATGGCCAAGGTCATTGGTAAAACTGCCCGTTCGCAGTTCTTGCGCCATTTTCGCCATGGCCCCCCACGTTTTGCCGCATCCGGTGTCGCCCAAAATCAAAATCATGTGCTTGTTTTGGCATTTCGGGTTCAATAAACGCTGAATCACGCGGGTTTGTTTCAAGTCGGGGTTGTTGAAACTGGCCTCTGTCAGGCGGGTGAGGCCCTTCAAAAGCTTGGTGTTGATTTTCTTGTCTTTGGCAAACGCGAGGGCGTCGCTTTCCGGTTGAAGTTTCAAAACAGCATTCATAGCTTTATAAATCCTTCCTGTCGCTGATAATGCGGTACAATCGGGGCGATTTTATTCACAGGGGCCGCACGGGCTTGGCCTGCCTTGGCACTTAAACGCTCTGTTTCAAGGCGATCCCATTTCTCTCGCAAATTGCTAGGGCTCAGAATCACTTTTTGCCAAAAAACATGCGTGTTTGCATATTTCCAGAGGCTTTCAATCGCTTCAATGCTTGTTTTTCTGGCCTGCTCAAGTAAACGAATATCATTGGCCCATTTTTCTAAGTTTGGCGCAAGGTTTGGATTTATTTTTTTTAAGTCATCCGCCATGGCTTCGGCCAAGGCCAATTGCTCGGCGTCAAATTCAACTTTTTTCTTTTTTTGAACCAACTCAGACGGCGGCGCGTCCGCCGAAGGCGACGCGACAAAAAGAGCGCCGGCGGTTTTATTTAGTTCTTGGTTTAAATCTTGGTTATTGGTTTCTAGTTTCTGGTTACTGGTTATTGGTTGCCTTTCGTTTGGGTTAGCGTTGGGATAGCCTTGGGTTTTTTCTGAAAACCCAGAATAACCCAGTGGGTTATTTTCGCTTTCTGTTGGGTTGTTTTGTTTTTTAGGCCGCCCACCTTTCGCGCCGTTGGCTCGGTTTTTTTCTGCATTGGCATGGTAGATTTGGATTTCTTTATCGCAGCGAGCATGAAACCATCCGTCCGGCGTTTCTTGAAACATGTCCTTTAAGACGGTTAGAACCGTTTGAAAATCCAGTCGCAACCGCTTGGCAACCCATTGGGTATCCAGTGGGATCATCGCTTCAGATTCGTAATAGAGATCAATTAAGCGACGATAGGCAAGATCTTCCTCATTTGTGAGGTGAGCCGTGTCAGCGCGATAGTCGCGTATGTTGAAGGCGTAATAATGCATCTTCTATCCAATCGGGGTCTCAAGGTTATTGGTCATAGTTCACATCGAGTAAGTCATTGGGCGTCACGCCCAGCACGCGGCAAAGCGCTATTATGGTTGTGATTGAAGGCTGGCGATAGCCTTGGCACCAGGCCAATATGGTTCTCGGGCTGTAATGAGTCAGTTCGCCAACCTGCTCACAGGTTATGGCTTTTTTCACCAAAACGGCCTTTAACGTCAGGGGCGTGGCGTGTTTCATCTTTTTCATGGCGTGGCCTCCACGCGCTTAAACTCATAAACCCATACCCACGGGTTGGCGTTCCAGCCTTTGACGGGGTCATCGCCGTAAATGAGATTCCATAAGTTTTCAAAATCCTCTAAATCTTCGTTATCGAGGCTCAAAATGCACCCTTCAGCGAAGACATCAAAGATGCTAATACTTCGCAACCGCTCCACCTGAATCTTGGTAATTTGGATTTTAAGATCGGGCGATCCAATCACGCTCAGCACATCCCCAACTTGACCGTAGGGACTGTAAACAGACAGCATGTGTCGCATCAATGGCTCATTTCTATAGCCAGAAGGCACATCGCCCGCATAATGCCAGCATCCATCCGCAAGTTGAATCGGCTGAGGCTTTATGACTCGCCGAGTCTGGGTTTTATCCCCACGCTCAATCGCCTGAATCATGGCGGGTAAAAAGCTGATTTCAGTTTTAGTCTGCATCCGGTTTTCCTTTCAACACTTCCAGATCGCGCTCGGCCCGGCGGAGGCGTTTGCGCGTGGTAATCAACTCTTTCAACTGCACGTCAACCCGCTGTTTCAGATAGCCCAGTTCGCGCTCAAACGTCACGATGTCCACATCACGGCCCGCGTTTCGCTTGGCCTCCTCTGCCATAAACTGTTGTAACGGGTGCCACATCAGACACCCGCCGTTTCTGCCTGAGACGCTATAGCCCACTGGACTTTCTTGGCAATGGCCTCATCACGAACAAAGGCCACGACATTGCCCTGGGGATTGGTGACAGGTATGGCCGCCTTAAAAATCGCCATCACTTTTGCCGCCATTTCTTTATCACGAACGACGGCGACCACGTTGCCATCTGGATCTGAGACCGCAAAAGAGGCTCTGAAAATGTCCAACACCTTGCTCGCCGTGCCCAGATCATCCGGGGTAATGTACATCTTTTCAAAATCCTGATTCTGAATCGGTTCCATCAACTTACGCCTCCAAAATACTCAGCCACCGCGGCTGTCTCTTGTTGAGCGGCCCCCGTGGTAAAGCCTCTAACACCTTGGCGGGTGTCTTTTTGCCCGCCTTTTCGTTCGCGTCACGGGTCGCCTTCAGGCGCGCCCGCTCGGCCAACGCCTTGTTGTCCAGCCACCCAGCTTGAAACGCGGCCATAAACCCAGATTCATCCACCAGCGTGCGGCCCCCGCGTTTTTGCACCAAATGGCCCAAGGCGTAGCTATCGGCCTCACGCGAAAATTTGTAAATCCAGCCAGAGGTAAAGCCAGGGTGGGCTTCCTGTAATTGCCCAATGGTCACCCAACGCGACTCGGGGTTGCGGTTCGCGCGAGGGCGGTTAATCGTCATCATCAAGCCCCCCGTCGAGCAAACTCAACTGCGCTTGCGCACGTTCATAGCCCGCGTAGAAGCGCTCGGCATACCCCAAAATCACGTCAATTTTACGAGATATACTTGCCGGCAACAGCGGGGCGCGGCCTTTTTCATACTCTTGTCGGTTCAACAACTTGGGCATCCGAACTTGAAGCTCATCCATCGTGTTGTCGAATTCTTTACGACAAAAAATCTCAGCCCTGTACGCAAGTTCTTTTTCCCAAGTGAGTTTCCATTCCAGCCGAAGTTCAGAGACCCGAAAGCCTTCATCCACATAATCTGGCGGCCACAAAAGCAACTCAGCGACATCAGGGCCCAGCGCTTCGATGGATTCCATAAACGCCACCGACGGTAAATCTGTCGAAACAATCTGCTCGTCGGCGCTGCCTTTTTCATACGCGGGGTGGCTCACCCGTTCAATCAGCACGTCGGTGTCGGTCAGTTTGATTTTGCTAATCAAGCGCACATCTTTGTAATCGGGCGGAACTTGCGCCTCTCCGGACGACACCGACACGGGGCGCACCGACGGCGAGGCAGGGGGCTTGCGATAGGCCAAAGCAGACACGGGCATGATCACTCAATCTCCAAGGGGGGGAATAAACGCAGTTTCAACATCAGACGGGCGACGCCTCCACAATGGAAGGCAGCACAATGCGGCCTTCGTTCACAGTCGTACTAAACTGTTCACCCGTTGCCGAGGAGGTGAACGTCACCTGTTTAACACCAGGGGCAAAAGTGAGGGCTTCCTGAAAATTTGTCAGGACTTCAGGGGCAAGCAAACTGGTCTGAATCGGCTCGCTGTCGCTGTACTCGCCGCGCAAATAGGCCTCGGCTTCGTCGATAATCCGATTCATCGCCAACGTGGCCACATGCGGCAACGTGCGCTGGCCGCTGTCTTCTTTGCCAAACTCGTACTCAAACAAGCAAGCCGTGTTGATGACCATCGGCGCGTTGTGATCCTGCAAAGGCTTCAGGCAGGTCACCACCAGGCCCCGATTCAAGTAAACGCCGCCGCCGCCGGTTTCGCTGAGTTTGTATGTAATCGACACCCCAATGGCCGACAAATCAAAGGCCCATTCATTCGGCGCGTCCATCATGTCGGCGGCAATGGCATCAAATTTACGCAAGGCCTCCCACAGGCTGGGCTTGGCGTCTTTAAACTGCATCCCGCTTTTCCATTCCGCCGTGCTGCCTTGCAGCGGATCGCCCACTTTATGAAACACCCAGTGCGACGACGGGGTTTTGCCAAATTTGACTTTGGAAATCAGCAGGGGTCCCAGATCGCTCATGCCGCGCCTCCTTGAACTAAAAAGCCGATCGGCTTTTTATCGTCTTGTTTTTCAGGGGCAGGCAAAAAATGACGCAATGCGGCACAAATCAATTCTTCATCTTTAAAGTAGCCGTAATTTTTTGCGTATGTCTGCATATTTTCATAAATAGGCATCGGCACTTTTACCTTTAAAAGTTTAAAATCATGACTCATCTATGCCGCGCCTCCTGTCCAGGGCTGGCCGATTTCAGCCTGATACAACGCCTTGGCCGCGTTCAGCACATGAGGGCTGACGTGATTCACCAACTTCGTCAGGCTCTCGACGCCGCGCCGCCCCACGGTGCCATCGGGTTTAATCCACTGTGTGACGGTCTTGCACAAAATCATGTACTGTTCTTTGGCCAACGCAGGCATGGCCTCATCGACCGCGTCCGGGCACTTTTCCCGCGAATGCTTGGACGCTATCAGATTCAAAATCTGACTGATTTCCTGCTTAATCGAATCCGCTTCGGCCTGAGTGATTTTCGGGGTCTGTTGGGTTTTTGAGCCGGCCTTGCCCTCCCCCTTCTGAGGTGCATTCACTCCCGCCTGATTCAACTCGTCTTCGGTCACATCGCCCAGCCCCAACAAGGTGGTCACGGCGCGTCCGTAGGCGTTGGTGATGGCTTTTTTCATCACATTGCCTTCATTCACGTCGTCGGCATCCAGCGTTTTAGCCTCTGATGAATTCGTCTGATCATTCCACTCATATCGTGTTGCAACAAAGGCATCATCGCTGGCACTGGCGCCCTCTTCATCCACGCACACTTCCGTCGCCACCAGCGGGCTATGAAACCGCGCCGTCACACCAGCGGTGTACACATAGCGCACGCGATTGCCTCCCGCATCCAGATAATCCTTGGGTTCGCAATGCCGAATGGCCAACGTCACCCCGAAGATCGCGGCCATCTTTTCCCACCCGCCACGCAGCAACACCAGCTTGGCTTTATCGCCCTTGCCGTGCCAGTGCCAATCATGAGACGCCGTGGCCTGTATGGCACGCCGCCGCAATTCGTCCAGGGTGATTGTACTCAGGGTCATTGTCGTTTCTCTCAGGGTTAAAATCCAGTTATCTATCCAGTCAAATTGCGTTGATTTTCCGTTACGGCCAGCCCAGCAGGCGGGCCACAATAAACGCCGACGCCCAGCCCAGCACGCCGCCAAGCATCAGCAATAAAAACCAATCCGTGCCCTTGTGCGCCTGTTCGCGGTTGTAGGCGGCTTCCAACCAAATCAGGTGCCCAATGTGTTCGCATAGCTTGTGGTTGCGATTACGCATAAAGTCCAGGTCTTTTTCCAATTCTTCGTTTTGGCCTTTCAGCTTTTCGACGTTTTCTTTCATGCCGATTGTCAGACCCTGCGCGTAAGCCAGTTCGGCTTTCAGCATCTTCAAATCGCGAACACCTTCAAAATCCGGCGCCAGAATCTCGGGCAGTTCGCTTTCTGGCAAGGGCGCATTCTCTGTCATCTGATCCAAACTCATGATGGCAATATCTCCAAACAGGCTGAAGGGGGTGAGGCCGTTCTGAATGATTTTTCAAGCGTTTCCAGTTTCGCGCCGCGCTCTTTTAAAACGCGTCCCATCGCGATGGCTTTCTCCCCGCGTGAAGCAGCGGCAACACTATCCCCGCGACGGTTCAAAGCTTTCCCAAGCTGGTCTTCAGCTTGTGTCCGGCTCAAGTCCTCTTGTGCCTGTCTCACAAAGCTGTCGACCGCCGCCTCAAACGTTTGAGGCAGTCCCGTGGTCTTATATTCAAAGGCTCTCGCTTCTCGGTTCGGCACGTCAATATGCGCAATCGCATTGAGGGTGGCTGGGCGCTTGTAGCTGTTGCCCGTGGCAGAGGGGCGAATCAGCACATGCGACACCGAGGCGGGCCAGTTTGCTTTTTCAGCCGCTTGTCGCAAACGCAAATCCGGCTTATCTAAGCCCGTAGAAACAAAGCTGATGCGGGTCATAGGCATTACCAAATCAGGCTCCCCAGAAACATGCCTGTAAACACCGCCGCCACCAGCATCAGGTCACGCCGGGCGTCCAGCGGCAAACGATCCCCGAAGCCACCGCCCACGGATGTGTGTCCGTAAACGTGGGCAGTAACCTGGGGTTTTTTGGTTGGCAACTTTCGGGCAACAACATCTACCACCGGCCCGCGACGG